AGTCCTCGAAGAAAAACAACGCCGGGACACCCTCGTCGCCAATAAACCGACGCCGCACCGCATCCCAGCCAGCAATGCGGCTGTTGTCCGCTTTGCGCCAAGTGATGCCCATCTTCATCATTCGCTCGCCGATCGAAGGCCCGCCATCAATCTTCCAGACCGATGGATCGCCCACACCGTAGTTGATCTTCGGATCGCCACGCTCCCGGCTGCGGATCTCGCTCGCAATCGCTTCCGCCGTCATCTTGAGGCCGCGGTTGTTCGAGCCGCCGTAGTATTCGCGGTAGACCACCAGGGAGCCCTCCGGGATCAGCCGGTCAGGCGTCTCATGGTCTTCAGAAGCATGCGCCAGCCACAGGCAGCAAAACGGAGCGGCGCTCCCATGGTCGTAAGCCCTGAAGCGGAGCCAGTGGCGCGGAATCTCGAATGGGCGCATGACGTGCCGTTCACGGCGGAATACATCTCCAAAATACGAACCAACAACAAGATCCCAGTCGCCTTCCCGCAGCGCCCGCTGCAACTCCTCGGGCAAGCCGCCGAACGCGCCAGCGTAGTCCTTGTCCAAGTACTTGTTGTCCGACATCAGGGCCGGGATGAACACGCTGGGCCAGCCCTTGCTGCGGTCGTCGCTGGGGTCCCGCGTGGTCGCATCGAAGAAAATCTGCTCCGGCGGGGCCGGGTCGATGAATGTGCTTTTGAGCCACTGATGGCTCACCCCGCCGGGGTTGGCCGTCATGATGATGCGCGGCAACTGCTTGGCGAAGATTGAGCCCTCTGGCGCAGCCCAGCCGCCCAGGCGGTTGCGGCTTCGCAGGAAGCTGATCTGGTAAGGCGTGAATTGGCCCGCCTCGTCTATGAGGAGGGCGTGGATCTCAGCGCCCTGGTAGCGTTCAACGTCGCGATCGGACTCGGCGTAGCCGCAGACGATGCGGGAGCCGTTGTAAAACTCGAAAGCCTTGCGGTTCTCGTTCCATTGGCCCAGTTCCGGGGGTAGGTCGGAGCGGATGAACCGGATGTGGTTTGCCTCTAGCTCCACCAAAGTGCGCCGGAAGATATAGCACTGGGCTCCTGGGCAGCGGAGGGCGATCGTTATTAACTCCCAGCGGCCCGCTGTTGACTTGCCGCCGCCCGCTGCGCCGCCGAACAGTATTTGTCGAGCCAATGTGTTGTGTAAAAGTCTCTGGCGAGGTTGTGGAGAATATATTTTCTCCAGATCGATCGTGATCGTTTTTGCCATTGCAACCTTGGCGCGATTTTTCCCTAATTTTTAACGGCAACCATGCGCGGGGGCGCAACATATACGACTACGCCACCCAGCGGCGCCCCGGCTTGGGGGGTGGGCGCCCGGGGTCGAGGCGGCGACCCCGGGCGCGCTCGGTCTGGGAGAGGGAAGGTGTCCAGACCAGATAAACCATTGTAATCATTAAGATTTTATCAGGCACCACGCCTGATGGTGACGGTCGAGAGCCGCATCAGCCGTCGATCGTGATGGTGTCGCCATCGATCGCCGCGCCGCGCTCGCCGCCGATGTTAACCGTCACCGTCGGAGCGCGGTCGCCGCTCCGCGCATCCCGGAACCGATCGTCATAGGCTTTGACGAGCGTATGGGCCGCGCGCCAATCGGTTTCACCCGCTCGAGCGATGTTGCCGATCTGTGCCGAGATCCGGCGGGTTTCGGCGGCGGCGATTTCGGCGGCGAAATCGTCGTTCGCATTCGTCCAATTAAGCACGGTCTGACGATTGATTTTAAGCAAGCTCGCGGCCTGGGCCAGGGTTAGGCCTTGCTCAACGGCGTCAACGATCGCCGCCATGCGATCCGGCGTCGCCAGCCCACGATTGCCCGTCTGGTGGCTGGGAATCGCGGGTTTGGCGTCGGGTGCCCAGCCGTATCGCTTAGCCCGTTTGAGGATCGCTTGACGGCTAACCGTCCCGAGATCCGTCGCGATCGCGTTCGCCGCTTCGCCGCGTTCATAGCGGCGCTTGATCGCGGGCCAGTCGACGCCCGGTTTTGTGTCTGCGCCCATTCGCAATCCCTTCCGAGGATATCGATCGATGGCTGTTTTTCCGGCGGAAATCCACACGGCGGCGCGCGATTTGCGGATAAAACGGAAAAAACCATTTTTTGTGTTGAGTTGTTGTCCAAACACAATTAATAAGGAGGGGACGCCGAGACAGGCTCGGCCATCATGGAGGATATGAGATGTACGGATGGTTAATCACACATGATCTTATTGACACCGATGCCGCCGGGGTCGTCGGCCCGCGCGGGATTAGCGATAAGGATCGCCTCTATTTAGATAGCGGGCGCGGCCATCGGTTCCGGATGTATGACGACGACGGTAAGCTTTACTACGCCGGGTTATTCGTCGGCGATCCCGCCTCGGAAGAAGGATTCGGGCCGCTCGATGACTTCGGCGAGCCCAACGCCGGGGCCGTCCGGATCGACTATTACGACCACGCGACGCGTCGCTGGGAGACGCTCTAACGTCATCGGTTCGCCAGGGCCCCGGGCCCTGGCACTCCGATGCCGTTGGGGCATCAGCCGCCGGGATTGTTCCGGCAATTATGGAGGATCTGATATGTATAAATCCGACGCGCGGTCGATCGCGGACCAGTATTCCCGCCTCAAGCGTAACGGTACGTTTGCGGGCACGATCAAGGCCGCGATGGCCAAGCGAAAGGCGCGGCAGTTGAACCCGCCATTGCGTCCCGTGAAGGCGGTCAGCATCACAAGCGCGGCGTTTGCAGGCTGGGCCCGCGTGAATATCGGCCCCGACCACGAAGCGCGCGTGGTCGCTCGCGCTAGGTCTGAAACGCGGAAGCGCGTGTTCTCGATCATCCCGGCGACCTTTCTGGGGGCGCAGAATAACCACAGCGTTGAGACCCATTTCGAGAAGCATCGCGGGCGATATTATCCCAGGCACACCAACACGGTACACAGCCTGTCGCGCGCGCATGCGTGGCGGCGCTCCCTGGTCGCAAACATTGACGGGACCCCGGTCAAAATAACGGCGCGGAAGGGGTATGTTTTCGGGCGCGATGCGAACGGCGTCTACATCGCGTATGAGAAAACGGCCAACGATCCAGAGCGCCAATACCACCCCAACAGCGATGAAATCCTGGGCGGGAACGCCGCCATGATCGCCGCGCTAAAAGATCACATCAGAAAACGCGCGGAAATCAAGCAGCGGGCATCCGGAAAATTGACGCCCAAACTGCGCCGCGCGCTAAAATTAGCGGAGAGCGTCGGCATTTATGTGTGCGCCCGAGACAGCTACGACGCCGGGAATTGCCGATCCGGCACCCTTGCCTGGGGGCGCCGCGAGGGGCTGTCGCCCGACCGGCACTATCCGATCCGGGTGATCGAGAGATTGCTAGGCACAGACCCGCTGGTCGCGCGCGTGATCCGCCAAGCGAGGGATCGGGCGATGCGGGAAATGGATCAAGGCGTCTGTTGGCTCGCGGATCACAAGGCCTAATCGGAGACCATAGCACCATGACCCCTGAACAATTCGCCGCAGCGGGCCGAGCACTATTTGGTCCGCTGTATAAAACGCCGCTTGCCCGCGCGTTGGGAAATGAGCCGCGCACGGTTCGCCGATGGGCTGATGGATCTTTCCCGATCGCCGACGGTGTGCGGGATGACCTGATCCGCCTGTTGACAGCGCGCGGGATTGAGATTGAGGAGGTGTTGGGCAATCTCGAACAGGACCAATGAAAAGCATTGAGGGGAGCGGCGGGCCCGCACATCAGGCCCGCCGCGCCACCACCAACAGCGCCTCCGTCCAACGCCGCTTCGCGGTCGCCGGATGAACCCCGTGCTTGCGCGCCACCCGCGCCCAGTTCGTCCCGCCAGATCGGTGCTTGATCATCCCAACGTCCCATAGCAGAGTTCTGACGCCCCTTGGAGCGTCGGAAACAATTCTGGTAGTCCGGTCCAGCAAATCTATTTGACGCGCCGTAGGCCGCTCTGGAGAGCTTCTAGCGGCCTCCCACCCATACGCCGCCCATCTGTCATGGACGACATCCGGCCAAGCGGTCTTGTAGCCCGCCGGGCGCACGCCGCGCGCGGGCAGCCGCCGCGCCACCCATGCCGCCTCATCGATCATGGCTGCAAGCTCCTCGGCGGTCACGCCATAGCCTCCGGGATCGGATCGCCGATCCGCTCATCCCATTCCTCGCGCAATCGGTAATCCTCGATGACGCCCCCCGGAAAGGCCTCCAGGGCCGCATCAACCACCGGGTCCCGGTTGGCCTCGATCAGCCCGATGAGGGCCTCCATTGTCCAAACCTCCGCGCCGTCGCCCTGGTCGGTCAGGTCGGCGAGATCCATCACCACCACGACGCGCCGCCCGGTGCTGTCGATCCCATCGACCGATCGCGGGACCATGGGCTTCGCGCCCGCGCGCGTGGCTTCCTGATCCATGAGCACATACGCGCGACGCATGGCCCCGCCGTGCGCGCGGACCTCTTCGATGCTCCCCTGGTGGCACGCCGCCAGCCATCGAGTGAACTGCGCCTGGAACCGCTCGCCAAGATCCGCCGAGACGATCAGCGGTAGCCGACCGCGTCCCCATTTCAGATCGGCATCCGAGATGGCCCGGTTGGTGGCCGCGACCTCGTGCAGGTACGCCGGGTCCGTCTCGCCGCCGCGCATCGGCTTGTACGTCCAGCCACTCTCCTTCCGCGCCACCGTCGCTGCCCTGGGGCGTGCTTTTTTGATCGCCATTTTCACCTCCTACCTAGCCCCCCAAACCCGGTCGCGGACATGGGGACACCCCTATAGGGGTGTGTCCGCATGTCCGCTGGCGGACATTTTTTGGGCTGTCCGAATGTCCGCGCAATGTCCGTTTGTTTAAAATCAATGGCTTACAAATGTCCGCGCCATGTCCGCGCCATGTCCGCGCGGACATTTTCGCGCTTTTTTGGCATGTCCGCGACACCCCTCGCGGACATGGATTTTTGGGCCATTTTGTGCATGATGATATACCTCCAAAACAGGCTCAAAACCGCACCCCACCCCCGTCATTCGGGAGCGCGAGTTCATTCTTGTGCGCGAGCAGAAGGCCCTTGCGGACGCATTCCTCGATGGCCCGCCGGAAACCTCGTTGGACCGTCCCATCGGCCCTCCCGGCCATCTCTGGCTCCGCTGAAAAAAACTCCTGGACCTCCTCCCGCCCGACCACGTCGGCCACCGCGACCGGCCCGCCGGACTTTCGCCATGTCTGAGGCCTCACCCGACGCGCGGAATCTGCGAACAGGTTATGGACGATACGCATCAGGAGGATCTCGTAGGTCCCGCTGGGCGCGTTCTTGCTCGCGCCGGGGGCCATCTCGATGTACTGGACCACGCACGACGAGACGATTTTCCCGCGGGTGTCGATGTCGAGGTCGACGCGTTTCAACTGGAACCCACGATCTCCCCACATTTCGAGATCACGCGCCTTGGTTACCGAAACCACACCCAAGCCATCGCCGGTCTTCTTGACCCGGATCTCGGTATCGATCGCCCCGAGCCATGACGAATGCCCGCGCTGGCCTCGATCCTCGTCCTTGCCGGAATGGTGCAGCACGACGACCGCGCAGCCGATGCGCTCGCGGATAGTGTCCACGCTCTGGCGGAATACGCCCATGTCCTGCGCGCTGTTTTCGTCTCCCCCGGCCAGCATCCGGTTCAAG